GGCGGCCATGCCGGCAGTGGGCTTGAGGCCGACTGCCCGCTGGTCGATGAACGCCGGAACCTCGCCCATGATGTTGCTGGCGGACACCAGTTCGCTCATCTTCTTGGCGACGAAGTAGTCCGACTCCTCCCAGATGCCGTCCTCGAAGTCGTACTTCCGCACCAGGGCGGCCGGATCGTTCGGCGTGGCCTGAATCGGCTCCTCGGAGTAGTCGCCGATCGTCCCTTCGGCCATGACGTACTCGATGCGGCCGACGCCGCCGTCCCAGGCCACGAAGTCGCCCGCTTCGTACATCGCCCGCTTCGCCATCTCCAGCGCACGCCGGCTGACGAACGTCTCGGTTGCTGGATACGCCGGCCGCAGGACGGGTCCGACGTCAAACAGGCCGTCGAAGTCGACGATCTCGCGAAGTTGGCGGCCGTCGGCCATCCGCGTCCACTTCTCGCCGGCACCCTTCACCTTGAAGGCGAAGGACGATCCTCGGACGTCGCCACGCTCAATAGCCTCCACGACGTCAGCGCGGCTTTCAGGAGCGTCGATCTCGTAGCGCAGACCACGCTCGTCGACGGAGAGACGAAGAGTTCCGGCTGACTCTCGGCCAAGGAGGAACATCGGCTCATGGTTGTAGAGGGCGACGACGTCGGTACCTCGCTTGATGACATTGTCAAACGCTCCTGGAAGAATCCGCTCTACAAAGCCACCCAGATCCTGGCTGTCGCTCTGGAACAAGGCCGCATAGCCGCGGATCACGGTCTTCTTCTTGCCAGTTTTGTCGCAGAGGCAGCGCTCGATGGCCGTGTCGGCCTCGATCAGCCGTCGCTCAACGTCTTCTCGACTCTGTCCGTCCATGTCTCAAGAACCTCCTCATAGGGCCTGCCGCTGCGGTGGCATTCCAGCAGCAGATCGCGTGTCTCGTTCATCCAGCCGGCTGCAAACTCGTCAATTTGCAGCCCAGTAGCCTTTGCGGCGTCGCACAGATCCGTCCGCATCCGCTTCTCATGCGACTCCAGCCATGCGGCCAGTTTGGCGGGCTTCGTTCGCCGTTCGCGAATTCCGTCCGCCTCGATGGCCGCCAGTTTCCGCAGGGTCTGCTTGAACAGGACGCCGGCGGCCGACCGGGCGGCATCCATTGCCGGCTCCTCGGCGGAGACCGGCGCCTCTTCAGCCGGCGGAGGCTCCTCGACAGGCGGCGTCTCTTCGGGCGGCGGCTGGACGACGAACGACTCCAGCAGCGCCATGTTGACCTGCACGAACCGCTTGTCGCCGTGTTCGATGGGGTTCATGCCTTCGGCGGCCCGGATCTCGTTGATCGACAGAACGCCCAGGTTCCAGAGTTCCCGGAAATACTGGGCGCGGCCGGCGTTGTCGCCGCGGAGCAGGCCGCGAACGTCGAACTCGGCAAAGTAGTTGTCGTCGTCAGCAATGAGGTCGCGGCGAACGGCGCCCTCCCAGCGTCGCAGCCACGGGACCAGGGTGAACGTGACGAAATCCAGCCCCTGCTGCTCGACCGAGGAATACGAACTCTTCGTCAAGTCGCCGATCATGTAGACCGGCACCCGGTAGGCGCGGGCGATGTCCTCGACTTGGTATCGCCGGGTCTCAATGAGTTGACTCGACTCGTTGGTCCCGGAGAGTTCCTTGAGTTTGATGCCGTGCGGAAGGACCGCCGTCTTGCTGCTGTTCTGTGGGCCGCGGCCGTGAATGTCGTCCCATGACTGCCGCAGCCGCTGTGCCGTCTCGGGCTTGAGCGGCTGATCGGACTCCAACACAATCCCCGGCTTCGCGCCGTTCCCGAAGTATGCGCCACTGTGTAGTTCTGTAGCCCTTGCGAGGGCGATGGCTTCACGGGAGAGTGTCGTGGGGATGTAGCAGTTGACGCCGTCCTGCGTCATCCACGGGATCCGGAAGATCTGATCCTGCGAGTAGATGGTCGGGGTGGCCTTGTCTGGCTCCTGGTAGAGAAACCGGAGCCGGCCGTTCTTGATCCGCTCAACCGTCATGCGGCTGGGGTGAAGCGGCCACAGTTCCGTCACAGATCCCAGCCTGCCTGGGCGGATCTCGGCGTAGGCCGCGCCCCAGAGCATACACCAGGACTGCATCAGTTCCCGGAACTCGAAACTCGTCATCCACGAGTTGGGCTGCTCCGACAGAACCTTGTGCAGCGGCATCCCATCGGCGATCTCTTTGCCGCCGGCAATCAGCCGGCGGTAGAGCGAGAACGGGAGCGACGCCACCGACTCGGATACCACCCGGACGCAGGCGAGTACCGCGCTACACTGCAGGGACGTTTCCGGCGAAACGTAAATGCCGGCAACCGTCTTCTTGCTCTCGGAGATTTCCTCGAACACACGGGAAATGCCGCTGCGGACTTCGAGGATGTCGTCGATGACGGAAGACTCTGATTCCACTACAGCACCAGGATTTCGGGTTCTACCTGCGGCCCGTGAACTTCGCCGCTGGCAAGAGAGAGGGCCATGCAGAGGGCGACGACTCCGTCGATGCGGCCGATGTCGTGAGACGACTTTTTGACGGGCTTGATGAGACCTTCGTCATTCGTCTTCACTTGCACGTTGCTGGCCTGCCACATCAAGACCGGGTTTCCGCCGTGCCGGAGCCTGCCGGAAGTCACGAGGTTTTCGAGCAGGCGAGTCGGCGCATTCATTGGGCCAAAACCCTGGCCGAACGGGTGTACGGTGACACCCTCGGCCGAGAGTTGCGTCATGAGGTGGACCGCGTTCCAGCGGTCCACCGCCACTCCCTTGACCCAATTTTTCTCACAAAACTCGAGAATGTAATCCCGAATTTCGTCGTAATCCGTTATGTCTCCATCAGTTAGTCTAACAAAACCGTCCTTGACCCATGAGCCATACGGCACCCTGTCGGCCTTCTCTCGCTTGCTGGCGTTGTCGCCTGGGATCCAGAACGTCGCCTGCACATCGACGCTGCCGTCTTCGTCAGGCCAGATAGCCACGAACGCCGTCGTGTCGTAGGTGCTGGCAAGGTCGAGGCCGCAGTAGCACGGGCGGCCCGCCGGCGACCGGATCGGCGCGTTGCAGGCCTCGAAGGCGCCGTGCTTGAAGAACTTCTCTTCCGAGGCTGTCCATTGGTTCAAATGGAGCCGGCGAAAGGTCATTTCGTCGCTGGTCGACTCCCTGGCCTTGGCCGACATCTGCGCGAAGTAGTCCTCTTTGATGGTCACGCCGAAGTTCGGGTTGGCGGCGCGCCATGTCGCTGGGTCAAAGGGGTCGGCATCCTGCCCGGCCGCGTAGATGCAGGGCAGGAACGTCTCGTCGACGAGGAGGCCGTCGCGAATCTTCTCGGCCCGCTCCCAGGCCTTGAAGCACGGCGACTGCCGGTCGTAGCCGGCCGTCGTCAAAAAAATGGTCAGCGGCTGGCGTCTGGCGCCGGTAGCCGTCTCTAGGACGTCGACCAATTCCCGGTCTTTCTGGACATGATATTCGTCCACCAGGATGCACGACGGGTTGTAGCCGTGCTTGGTCGCCGCCTCGCTGGAAATGGTCTTCATGACCGCGTTGGTGCCGGGGACAGCGATGCTGTTCCGGTACAACTTGCAGCGGGAAAGCAGCGTTTCGTTGCTCTCGACCATCTGCTTGGCGGCGTCATGGAGCAGAGCCGCCTGCTGGCGGTCGCCGGCCGCGACGATCACTTCTGCGCCAATGTCGTCGCAGAACAGCATATACAGCCCAATGGCTGCACAGAGTTGAGTCTTCCCGTTTTTGCGCGGAATCGCGAGCAGGCTCGACCTGTACTGACGCAGGCCGTCCGGGCGGCGCGTGTTGAACAACTTGTGCAGGTACTCGGCCTGCCAAGGGAACAGTTCAAACGGCTTGCCGGCGAACTCGCCGCGCGTATGCCGCAGGCAGGAAATGAAGTCGCGTATGTCAACCACCGGCCAGCAGCGCCTGCATCGGGTCTGCCGACTTGGCCTGACGGTCGATGACGGCCATTCCTAGGCGCGTTCGGTCGGCCGGCGTGAAGCCGAGGACCGACTCAAGTTGCCGCAACTGCTCGTGACAGGCTGCCGACTGCGCAAAGAACGGGGAAGGCTTCGCTGCCTTCTCCTCGCCCTGGCGGCCCGTCATGGCGTGAAAATGAATCGCGGACTTGGCCAGTTCCTCCTCGGCCGAATACCAGCGGTCCAGCGTGACGGCGTACCGGAGGACGGCGTGCTTGTCCGTCTTCGCAAGGACGCCCATCGAATCCAGGTGCCGGCAGGCCTCGCGGAAGAACTCTCCGGCTCGTTCGCGGACGAACTCCGGTGGTTCCGGAAGTTTGTCGTAGAACTCGCCCAGTTCCTCACGGTGGTCGGCCCGCCACGAACCCTTCAGGGCTAGAACGTGCTTCGGCTGCGGGGGCGGTCCTCGGCGCATTGACAATGCTCCTACTATCCCTAGGATACAGAAACACAAAAGCCGGCGCGGGCAGTCCGCGGAACCGGGGGAGTTTCATTCGCATGATTTCGGCCGACGCTCGCTGGGGTCTTTTTTTCTCAAACCCGTGATCGGGTGCGAGGCGTTGGCGTGCGGTCTGCCGAGGGGGCCGGCCAACTCCCCCGGCCCCCCCTCCCCCCGCCGGAATTCCCAAGCCCCGCGAAACGCCGGCCCCAGGCCCGAGGATCCTGCTGGCCACGCTGGCCACGCTGGCCACGCCGGCCACGCCGGCCCCAGGCCCGAGGATCCTGCCGGCCACGCTGGCCCGAGGATCACGCCGGCCACGCCGGCCCCAGGCCCGAGGATCCTGCCGGCCACGCTGGCCCGAGGATCACGCTGGCCACGCTGGCCACGCTGGCCACGCCGGCCCCAGGCCCGAGGATCCTGCCGGCAACGCTGGCCCGAGGATCACGCCGGCCACGCTGGCCACGCTGGCCCCAGGCCCGAGGATCCTGCCGGCCACGCCGGCCCGAGGATCACGCCGGCCACGCCGGCCCGAGGATCCTGCCGGCCACGCCGGCCCGAGGATCACGCCGGCCACGCCGGCCCGAGGATCCCGCCGGCCACGCCGGCCACGCTGGCCCCAGGCCCGAGGATCCTGCCGGCCACGCCGGCCCGAGGATCACGCTGGCCACGCCGGCCCCAGGCCCGAGGATCCTGCCGGCCACGCCGGCCCGAGGATCACGCTGGCCACGCCGGCCCCAGGCCCGAGGATCCTGCCGGCCACGCCGGCCCGAGGATCCCGCCGGCCACGCCGGCCACGGATCCGATCGCCGGCGTGTACGTCAAACCGCCGGCCACGTTGACGTACAGGGACCGGCCCCAGGGCCGGGGATCACGCCGGCCGCGGATCCGATCGCCGGCGTGTACGTCAAACCGTCGGCCACGTTGACGTACAGAAACGCCAAAGGGCCGCCGATCCGGCTGGCGGATCGGCGGCCCCGGCTGGTCAACGGTCAACGGTCAACGACGCAGCGCGTCGATCCGCGGCACGATTTTGATGCCGGCCGCCCTGCAGATTGCCAAACACTCGCCGTGCGATTGGCAACCGATCCCGAAATCCGTCATTCCGCCGACGCCCTCGTCGGAGATCCAGAATCGCGGCCCCGGCTGGCGGGCCAGCCATCGCAGCGCCGGCCCGTCAATCAAATTGTCCTGCCCCGGCAGCGCTTCGAGGACCGTTTCAAGGGCCGCGGCCCGGCCACGGTCCGCCGCGATCACGATCCGGCCGAACGGGCCGTTCTTCCCGCCGCTCCGGCCGGAGTAGAACGCTATCGTGGCGCCGGGCGCTTCGAGGATTAGCCGCTCAATGTCGGCGTCGCTGTAGGACATGGATCCGCTGGCGTCGCATAGCACCGTGCCGCCCTTGACCTTTCGGCGGGTCGAGAAAATCGACCCGTCGACCGGCAGCCGGTGGACGGCGGACGGGATCACGCCGGCGTCACTGAACCGCCGGCCGGGCGCCCGGCGGGGGCGGATCGAGCGGTCGAGCGGGAGGCGGCGAATCTCATCGACCGGCGCCCAGGATCCCGTGGCCAGGACGGTACGGG